CCATTCTTGACGGTTTGGCTATTTGGAGAGATTTGCCAGAGAACGTTACAATAAACCCATCCGTAGTAGCAATGCGAGCAAGATGTGATGGTGCTACTGGTTACTTTGTGGTAAGAGCAGCATGAGCAGATTTAATCTCTATATTACACGAAATGTGCTTACTCCTGGCATGGACCCTTCTGTGTATGATCCATCAGGCAAGCAATCTCAAATTCTTGTAGAGACAGATGTTCTTGATACATTAATGGTGCCGAGTTCAGTTCGGCCTGTAAGTGCAAATCAAGTGATAGGACTTGATGATCGACTTGGCGTTCTTGAAGGAAATTTATATGAATACGAAATTTACGAAAGCATCAGCAGTGGTACAACAGGAGTTGTCAGCCTCCCAGAAGGAGCAGACATCCAATTCGGGCAGTACCCCGAAGGACAAGACTGCATTATCACAGAAACGGATACCCAAGGTAAGCCGATTGATGACATTGCGAGAACTTCAGCAGGAGTCATTATTACAGGAACCATCAGCGAGGCTGGAGTCTATACCCTCTCAGCCCAGCCAAGAAAATACCCAGTCGCCCTCATTTATCAAGTGGTTGTTTCGGCTGAAGAAATAAACAATATTCCTTTTTCGATTATTCTTAATCAATCAAGGATTCAACTTTACACTGGAATAATTGGTGGGGCTTCAGTAACACAGGTTCGATAGAAACTAAAGTTTAAAAACAATAAAGGAGGCCCCAATGAGTGGTCGTGGATATTCTGGTGTTGTACCCATAGTGGACCCAATAAAAAAGGCATTGAAGACCATGGCATCATTTGATGGGTCTTCTCAAATTGATTTATTTAATCGTTTAAAAGTTTCTATCCCTTCAACACAATTTACTTATCAAAATGAATACTCTAAAGGCGAGAACCAGTGGGTAGAAAAAGTTGTTGGCACAGCAAGTGCAACTCATGACCCAATCAATTCAGCAGTAACCCTTTCAGTATCTGCTCCAAATTCATCTATTATTCGACAGACCAGAAGATATTTTCGATACTCTTCTGGAAAGACCCTATCAACTCTTCTTACGTTTAATTGTTTAACCCCACCTCCAGGAGCAAAGTTTGGTGTTGGATACAACGACAATGGAAACGGTCTTTTCTTAGAGGTCAGGAATGATGGTGTATATGTAGCACTTCGAAGAAATGGAGTTGTGACTTACTACCCAAGAAGTGAATGGAATGTCGATAAGCTCGATGGTACTGGACGTAGTGGTGTTAATTATGATTTTACTAAATCTACTATCTTTGGAATTGATCTTCAGTGGTTAGGTGTTGGTACTGTTCTTTTCAGTATTGAATCACCAACCGGAGAACTTCTTGCTATCCATAAAATTTATCACTCTGGTCTGATTGAAGGCACTTATATGCGTACAGCAAACCTGCCAATCAGATATGAATTATCCACTGATGAAACTTTCTCTGGATCATTTTCTGCCCAACAGATTTGCTCGGCTGTTACTTCTGAAGCTAGTGGTGATGAGGACACATCTAATTACACCCATTCAGTTTTCTCTGGTATTGCTTCAACATCAGTTGCAACAAGGCGAGCTGTATTGGCTATACGGCCTAAAGCTCTATTCAATACTCTTGAGGGACGAGCGAGTATAACTTTCAGAGATGTTGATCTTTTTGTTGCATCAGCAAACACTTTCTGGGAAGTAGTGTACAACCCAACCTACTCCACGGTTCCAACGTGGACAAGCGTTGGTGATTACTCTAGTGTAGAGTATTCAAATGATGTGGCTGCATTTACTGGAGGCATAACTATACTCTCTGGGTTTATTGCTGCTGGTGGAGCAACAAGATCAACTTTGAGTCGGGCAGTAAACACAAACTACCCATTAGGACTTGACATTGATGGGGCTGACCCGACATCAATAGCCATTGTTTGTACCCCATTGACTGGTACGGCGGCTGTTAATGCTTCTATGAGTTGGGAGGAAATATACTAAAATGTCTGACAACAAATCTGAATTAAAAAGATTTGAAGTCTTCCTTAAATATAAACTTGGGGATTCGTTTAAGAGGGACTTCAAGAATGCAGCCAATGAGGTTGCAAGAAAACTTGTAGATAGAACCCCAAGGTACTTTGATGAATATCCTGAATCCGGTAACACTATTGCTAACTGGAACATAACATTTGATGGAAGTGAAGATTCATCCTACAATGAGACAATTGCTGATTTTGACAGGAACGATACAAAATCTGATTTAGTAGCAGCAATACAAACTGAGAAACTTATGGATGATGCAACTATCACGTTCAGTAACAGTTCCCCTGGGATCAAGTCATTAGAGTTTGGGCTTTACCCCAACCCACCAAAAATGGGATCATATAATAAGTACAGTCTGAAAGAAGACAAATATGAGAAGCGTTCTTCTGGTGGATTCTCACGACAAGCACCACAAGGAATTGTTGGAGTTACCGCCATGGAGTGGACAGCAATTGTTCAAGATGCAATCAGTAGAAGAGTTGGGAAATAGGGGCCACAGAAATGTGGTCCCTATTTGCAAGTAATCGCAGTAAAAAATGTGATATAATCTTCTAATATCAACAATTAGGTGGACACTTTTTATGACTGAATTGGACATTGAGACAACATTAGAGGTAGCTCTCAATGAAGTTGCGGAGCAACAAAGTCTTACTGTGGTTTACCCAAATATCGGGTATGAGCCTGAAGTTGGTATGGCATATATAAGAACTGCACTTGTTCCTGCTGCACAATCGTCAGTTGGAATAGGGACACACACACGAAACAGACATATTGGTTTCTATCAATTAACTGTCAACGTCCCATCGTTTGAGACCAAGGGACCACTTCAAAACATAATTGATGCACTACATGAGAAATTCAAACGTGGAACCACATTAGTTCACAACGATGTGTATGTCCGAGTAACAAGGTTTCGTGTAGTAAACTATGTTGAGGGACCAGATTGGTTTACTCAGTTTATTCGAATTGAGTATAGAGCAGATTTAGAAAATTAAATTGGAGGATATTAGATGGCTTCAGGATCAAACCGTTTTATCCAGTATGTGAAGCAATCAGAGCCGAAGCAAGTACCTGCTTCCCCTGTATTCAAGCGACTTCGTACTACTGGCGGTTCTGGATTGATGAACAACAGAACCAATATCACATCGAATGAAATTCGAGATGATAGACAAATAATTGTTTCTCGCCTTGGTCAAAACCAACCTGACGTTGCTATTCCGTTTGAGTTGTCATATGATAGTTATGATCAACTTATTCAGGGAGCGATGGGTGGTGAATGGAAAGGTGGCCGAACCATAAGTGCTACTGCATCCGTTACTACTGGTGGAGTGTTCACACTTACTGGTGTAGGTGCTGACTGGGCAGATTATGAAATCAGTGTTGGTGATTATGTGATTATCAACGGGGTTCTGAATAGTGACCTTATTGGTGAAGTTGGTGTAATTAGTGGAGCAGACCTGACCGTCTACGAGTTGGGAACAACCACTGGATTAACCATGCTTGCTGAAACCGATGCAGATTTCACTTTTGTTTCTGGTCATTATGGAGAAAGCATTGATACTGCTTCGGTTGGACTTACCGTAAATGGAACTTCAAATACTGTTACCCGAGCAAGTGGTTCTTGGGTTACTCTTGGAGTAGAAGTCGGTGACAAGATTTGGTTTGATGGCTTTACCGAAGGTGGAAACAACGGATGGTTTAAAGTTGTGACTGTTACTGCCTTAGCCATTACTCTTGAAGGCACCCTCACTACTGAAACGAAATCTTCTGGTACAGTTTTTGTTGGGACTTCTACTGGTTTTATTACTGTAGGAAAAGAACTTGATTTCTTTGCCTTTGAAGAAGGCTTCACCGACATTAAGACCGGAGAAGACATCGATGGTAATTCAGTAACTGACGGAATCTTCCATAATGCACTTGGAGCTTATGTGGCTTCTATGTCTATGAACGTTCAGCCAGACAGTGTGATCACTGGGGAACTTTCGTTCCAAGCACTCACCTATTCTGGGTTTAAGAATGCTTCTATAGCAAGTGGAGTTCAACAGTCGAACATCAATGATGTATTTGACAGCTTCACTGGGGACTTATTCATCCCTAATGCACCTGAACTTCAGGCTGTTGTAACTGGACTGAACTTCACCCTTGACAATGGGTTGATTCGCCGTTATGCACTTATGGACAAAGATGCAACTTCTATTGGTGATGGTCGTTCTAATGTAACCGGAACCTTGAATGCGTACTTTGAATCTGCTGGGGTTGCAAACCTGTTCGAGCAAGAGCAAGAATTTGTACTTGCTATTCGAACTGAAGACTTGGCTGGGAATAGCTACCTGTTTGGGTGGCCACGAGTTAAGCTCACTTCTGACTCCCGTGATGTAAGTGAGAATGATGTTACGCAAAACGTAAACTTCCAGGCATTGGGTGGACTTGCTACTGATAAGAAGAAAACGATGTTTATTCTTCGTCAACCTGCAATCGCATAAATAAGGTTTTATAAAGCCCTGTGTATGCAGGGCTTCATTTTATAAGTTGAGGATATGAGGAGTTTGATATGGATTTAGCACAGTTGGATACAGCGAAGAAGAGTAATGAAGGCGTATGGCTTGACATTCTTTCCCCTGACCAAACAATGGTGGTTGCAAAGTTTCGAGTTGCTGGACGAGATTCTAAAGTTCTGAAACGGCGACAGCAAGAGCTTGCAAAGAAGCGAAACACTAAGAAGAAGATTAGCCCTATTGAAGAAGAGCAAGACACGATTGAAACCATTTCAATCTGTACTTTAGAGTGGGACTCTACCGATGATGATGGAAATGCTCTTGGAGTTGGAACCCTCCTTGTTGATGGAAAGCAACTAGAATGTGATTTTGAGAATGCAAAACTTGTGTATGGAAAGTACACCTGGATAGCAGAACAAGTTGTAGAATTTATTGCTGAACGATCTAATTTTTTGTAGAGCAAGCTGAGATTTTTAGTGAATATCTTGTAAAAGAATTAAAGTTAAATTATAAAGATTATGATACAGGTTCGACATTAAGGTCTCAGCTAGAGCAGGTTTGGGAACAAACAGGGATCAAACCTGCTGAACTTGAAATGGAAAATCTTCCGATTGATATGAGTTATCTTCGGGAGATTTTTTGGGAATTGTGGGATGGTGAAAGTTTAAAATGGGGAGAGATATACTACTACCAAAAAATTGTTGAAATAGAGCTTGATGCTGGGGAGCTGTACATACTGAAAAGTGCGTATGGGAAATGTTTGAGTTGGATTAGCGAAAAGCATCGACCAAAGAAAGCAAAGCCAGCAGTAAAGAAAGGTCGAAAGTAGTTTGGAGAAAGGAGAACACTGTGTCAGACCAGTATACTTTATCACTAAAATTAAAAGCTGAAGGTGTTCGCCAGACTCAAAAAGACATAGAGGATGTATACAAAGCATCCTCTAAGATGGAAGATATTTTCCGCAGAGCTGAACAGACTAACAAGAATTTTACAAGTAGTCTGAATGGAACCAATTCTTCTTTAAAAAATACAAAGACTGGAGTTGATCAAGCCACATCGTCTTTTAACAATTTAGATAAAAAACTTACTGCATCTTCTGGTCGACTGAAAGTTATTGGTCGTGATATTAACAGGTACATAACTCTCCCTCTCCTTGCTTTTTCCGCTGCATCCATTAAGATGGCAACTGACTTAAATGCAGGGCTTGGTAATGTGCAAGCTCTGCTCATTGGTACCGGGGACCGCATCTATGAATTAAAAGAAGATGTGAAAGCATTGTCTGCTGAAACAGGTAGATCATTCCAAGACATCAACGATGCTTTATATAGAACAATATCGGTTTTCCAAGATACCGAAGAAACTACTGAAAGATTAAATACTGCAATTCGTATGGGCATTGCTGGCTATGCAACGGCTGCTGACTCTGTGCAATTACTCTCTTCTGTTACTCGTGCATTTGGAGATACAAGTGCAGCTGCCGTTGAGCGAGTTGCTGACCTTGCATTTGAAACTGTTCGTTTGGGTGATACCACTATTCCTGCTTTATCTGGTGCTATGCAAGTTGCAACAGACCGTGCAGACAGATTGAATATTAGTCAAGAAGAATTGTTTGCTACGTTTGCAACTCTTACAGGTATTACCGGGGATGCAAGTATGGTTGCTACCCAGTTCCGATCTGCAATGGACAGTCTTCTCAATCCCACTGAGGAATTATCTGAATTATTTACTCGTCTCGGGTATGCCAATGCTGAAGCTGCACTTCAGGGACTTGGCATGGTTGGAGTAATGGCTGCCATTACAAAAGAAGCTGAACGTTCTGGGAGACCTCTCCAAGACTATATTACCCGTAAAGAAGGTATGACTCTTGTAAGCCGACTTGCTGGCGAACAGCTTGGGGACTTTGTAACTAAACTAGATCAAGTAACTTCACGCACCGGAGCAGCAGATCAGGCGTATGAGCAAGTAACCGAAGGTGTAGCAAAGTTCAACTTCCAACTCCAACAAAACAGACAGAGATTGCAAAACTCTTTCTCGGAAATTGGAGATAATTTACTCCCTGTACTTGTTGCATTAACTGATGCTTTGGCGACCACAGTGGAGATTTTTGTAAACCTTCCTGACTTTGTACAGAACTCCGTTTTTGTTTTGTTAGCTTTAGTCTCTGTTCTTGGATCAGTTGCAATGCTCATGGGGGTTATCGAGAGTTTAAAACTTGCTGGAGTTTTTGCTGGAATGACAAAGGCCGTAGCCACACTTACTGGTGGAATGGTTTCTCTTAATATAGCTCTTGGGGTTACTGCTGGGGTTGTTGCTGGATTAGTGGCCGTGTTTGGACTTGTTGCATATGCAAAACTTTCCTCAGAAAGAGAACACCAAAAAGCAATTGAGTCTACGAATAGAATGCTTGAGCAACAACGTGGCATTCTTCAAGATGTTGTTTCCTTGCAAGATAGGAATAGAATACGTGCCCAGGCTGTTTCTGCCCAGTATGTAAGTCAGTTTGAACAGTCTGGGAGAATACCTGAGATAATGGGACAAGCTTCTTCATTTTCTGGTACTGGTGGTGAAACAATATCTACTCAAAGCCTTAGCCAACGAATGAGTAATGTTGGTGGGAGGCCTACTCCCATGACTACGCAAGTCAATGCGTCCTCAACAACTGAACAACTTAACAGTTATCTACAAAGATACCAAGCCATGCTTGATCGCTTTGTCCAGGACAGACAGAAGATTGATGATGAAATAAGCAAATTACAACCACAAGTTGAAGCGACAACACTCAGACTTACCAGACTTTTAAGTGGTGGCTCCAGTGCGGACTACATGCAGACTCTCAACAGAATGTCAAGAAGATTTGCTGATGGAGCAGATTTTAGTGAGATTGGCTTAGAGAAACAATTAGAAGTAATTGATCAAGCTAGAGAAATAAATAGAAGATTTACTGAAGAACCATTTGTTGTTAATCTTTACCAGACAATTGCTGATAGCCTAGCTCAAGAAGCAAAGCTCACCGACTTGAAATCTGCATTTGCTCAAGTTGGTGGTCCTGAAATGGAAGGACAACTTAATGGGGTTATCACCTATATTGAAGACCTTTTGGCTGCTAATGTTGGGCCTGTTAAAAAAACA